ATCAAGGAGGTCAATCCTAACGCCAGGGTTATTGTAGGTGGGGCACACGTAACTCTGGTGTACTTGCAATGCCTGAAGGATGGGTTCGATGCACTGGTCGTAGGGGATGGAGAAAACGCTGCCGAGGAAGCCTTCCTTGGAAATCGCCAAGTTATCTTCGCAGAATCGTTACCGCTAGACAGCTATCCCATTCCAGATAGATCGCTAGTGAATCTGAGGAACTACAACTTCAAGCTGCGGAATCGTCCTGCTACCACGGTCATGGGGTCGCGTGGCTGCCCATTTCGCTGTGCCTTCTGCTGTAAGAACAACGAACGTGTCAGAATCAACAGTGCCAGTCGGCTAATCGAAGAACTGGCGATGCTACAGAACGACTTTGGTTATGACGCGATAGCCTTCCCAGAAGACATCTTCACGCTCAACAAGCAACGCACGACGGAAGTCTGCAAGTTTCTCAAGGACAACGGATTCATCTGGAGATGCCTGGTACGGGCGGATCTGACGGTCAAGTATGGGAAAGAGTTCATCGACATGATGATCGACTCTGGCTGTATCGGGGTTGGACTGGGAATCGAATCGGGGTCTAACAAGATTCTAAGGAACATCAACAAGGCGGAAGAAACGGAAACAATGAAACAGGCCGTCGCCATGTTGAAAGAACGCGGGTTGTTTGTAAAAGCCTTCTTCATTGTGGGGCTACCAGGAGAAAACGAAGAGACTCTAGCAGAAACAGATGCCTTCCTGAGAGAAGTACAACTGGATGACATCGACTGCAAGATATTCCAGCCCTACCCAGGCAGTCCCATCTACGAGAACAAAGAGCGATACGACATTGACTGGGACGCCATGCCGCTGGAGTACACATTCTATAAGGGCAGACCTGGAGAGTATTACGGCAATGTACGCACGTCAGCCCTGACGAGTGAGCGACTGGTAGAAGCGTGGAAGTATTTCGAGGAAACGTACAAGGATTGGACTAACGCCATTGAAAGTACGATGGTTAGTGGTGAAGGAGAATTAGATGGCCTCTGCTCGTAAAATGCTGAGTGTAATTATTCCTGGGCGTAATGAGCAATTCATGCGTCACACTGTGGAGGATGTACTCGCCAATAGCAGTGAAGACACGGAAGTGATTGCTGTATGTGATGGTTGCTGGCCTGATCCCGCTCTCGAAGATCACCCGCGAGTCCAGATCATTCACTTTACGGAAGCGATTGGACAGCGAGCATCTACCAATGCTGGAGCGAGACTGAGTCAGGCGAAGTACATAATGAAGATGGATGCTCACTGCTCGACAGACGAAGGCTTCGACGTGAAGCTTATCGAAGATATGCAGCCAGACTGGACGATGATTCCAGCGATGCACCGTCTGCATGTATTCGACTGGGGCTGCGACGAATGTGGGGAGCGTGTCTACCAAGGCGCAGTCCCCCAGAAGTGCGAGGAATGCGGTGGCACCGAGTTCTACATGCACATGGTATGGCAGCCACGAATTCAGTATGAGCCAACGGTATCCTGGCGTTTCGATAGCACGATGCAATTTCAATACTGGCGGAAACACGTGCGCCGCCCAGACGTGAAGGAGCAGGCCGCCTCTGGACTCGTGGAGACGATGAGTTGCATTGGATGCTGTTTCCTAATGGAACGAGAACGATACTTTGAATTGGGTGGAATGGATGAGGGCCACGGAAGCTGGGGGCAGTACGGAACGGAACTAGCCTGCAAGGCGTGGCTCTCTGGCGGGAAGATGGTGACTTCCACCAAGACGTGGGTAGCCCACTTATTCCGCACCAACAACTTTTCGAGTCCGGGCAAGTCCTCTTGGCCCTACCCGATCAGTCAGCGAGACATCGACAAAGCACGTAAGTATTCCAGGGACCTCTGGTTGAACGACAAGTGGCCGAAGGCAGTACGGCCACTCTCCTGGCTAGTAGACCATTTTGCGCCCGTTCCGGATTGGGATGACTAATGCCACGTAAAACAATAGATATTCAATTCCCCGCTGCGGGCGTCGTGCGCCGTATGGGACTTCGCGCTACCACGGAGAGCCGGGGTCCGTTCCCGGCCCCGTGGGCTGTAAACTGCCGTCTGGAAGATAGTCTGACTAACCGGCTGCGGGGTGGATCGTTTACAGCTCAGGCATCCAGTGCGTTAGATTCGCGTTACCATCTGCTCATGGAGGATGGAGATCATTACCTGCTCGAAGACGGCGATTACATAGCGTCGGAAACAGACAACGCCATCTACGTCTATCTCACTACAGAGACAGGTAAGTACGTTACGACAGAGAATGGTGGGTACGTCGTACTGGGTCCTCGCAACAGTACGGCAACAGGCTTTGGATCGAGAGTGAACATAGCGGGTGGTGACAATGCTCCAGATGCGGGGCCAGCCGATTGCTTGCATCGGGACAGACTATTTAGGGTGGAAGATACCGCCGTATTCTGCAGTAGGCAGGGGCACTACACCGACTGGAATTACGGAGCCGAGCTAGACGACACGGGTAGAGCTGCAGTGTTTCAGGCTGCGGAAGGTGGTGAGATCGGTGAAGAACCGATAGCCCTAGTCCCTCATAAAGACGGACATCTCTTGGTATTCACTACCAATGAGACGTGGGTGCTTAGTGGCGACCCTACCACTGGCTCATTACGCAACGTATCCAGGGAGGTTGGCATCATTAGCCCACGAGCCTGGTGCAAGAACCACGATACCTGCTACTTCCTCTCCTCGCTGGGGCTCTATTCGGTAGGAACAGACGGTAGTGGCCTAAAGCCTGTATCCGAGGATCGTATACCAGAAGACCTCACGGGTGTAGACGATGAATACTGTGTCATGGACTACTACCATCAGGACCGCTGCGTCTACATCCATCTCTCAGGCGATGTCGTATCGTGGGCGTATGACACTGCCAGGGATGGGTTCTGGCCGTTCGATTTAGGATCTACTGACTCGCACGTACTATTGGGTCCTTTCCGATTAGGACAGCCCAGATCGTTTGGGCGGGTACTGAATCTACAGGGAAACATCGCTGCAGACTCTGACGATGTAACCTGGAGGATAGTCACGGGTGACACGGCAGAGGGTGCGGCAGCTAACGGTAAGGCTGCGATAGTGGCCGCACTAGCTGGTACGAGCTATGCCAGTTACGTGTCGTCTTCTGGGACATGGTCAGCAGGACGGGCTCATATTGTATACCCACGAAACCGTGCCATCTGGTGTTGTGTGTGGCTCTCTTGTGATGGTGATTGGGCGTATGAAGCGTCGAGTATGACAGCAATCGTCAGTGGTGACTGGAGATAGTAATGGTAGATAAAAAAATGTCCGAGATGGCTACCGACAGCTCATTAGCTGGTACGGAGCGACTGCTAGCTCAAGGTGCTGACGGCAGCATTATCGTGCTGAGCACTCTCAAGGACTATGTAATTGACGAACTGGTGGGTGCTACAGCGGCGACTCCTGCTACCGGCGACGACATCATCGCAGTGCGTTCTGGTACGGAGAAGTTGTTAGACCTGGATCTCCTTTCCGCCTACGTCTTAGCGAACGCCTGGGACGATGCCTCGGAGACGAGCCCTGCAATTACCGGGGACATGCTTCTCGTGGAGCGTTCCAATGTCGCCTACCGTCTGAACGTGAACACCCTGAAAACCTATGTGCTAGTAGGCGTGCAGGCGACGGCCTTGGATCTGACAGGGCTAACCGCTGCAACTCCAACCGGCACCGATCTAATGCTATATGGCAATGGTGCCACTCCCAAGAAAATCACACTGGCCAACTACGAAACAAAGCTGTGGACAGACTTCCATACCTATGTCACGGATACCCTACCAGCGGTTACGGTGTCGGCAGCTTCGGACAAGTTTTACGTTGACCAGGGTGGAACGGCTAAGGCAGTAGATGCCGATATTGCTGCGGTCTACTTTAATACAGCCATCATTGCTCTCGGAACTGTGCAGACTTCCACACTGTCTGGACTCCCAGCACATCTGACTGCACTCACACCGATTACGGCACCCGCCGATGCAGACGAATTCTACCTAAACCGTGCAGGCACGGCCTACAAGATGACCATGTCCACGATTGCGGGATACGCAATTGATGCGACCTATGATATTCCGTGGTCACTGATTGCTGCGAGCAAATACACAACAACTCCCGCCAGCACCTCAACGCTCACGATGAGTGATACCTCAGATATCAATCTGGGAGATCCTGTTAAATTTGCTTACGGAGGGAACACGTATTATGCCGTCGTAACAGCGGTTTCCAATAACGCGCTGATTACTATCGCTGGTGCCCCGTTTGTTGTAGCGGAAGTACTAACGGCACTCTCGGTCGGTACTCTCCAGCAAGTAGAAA